GTGGACAATTAAAAATTATTACCATTACAAACAGAGGTGTTGAACTAGGAACAGCAAACAGAACTTATACAAGAGTTCCAATCAGAGGTGATGGTTCGGGCGCTGAAGCAACAATAGTTATTAACAATGATTCAAAAGTAGAAAGCGTAACTGTTTCTAATGGTGGATCTGGTTATACTTTTGGTACTTTAGATCTTGTTGGTGGTAGTGTACCTACTGGTTCAACTTCTCCAATTTTTAATGTTATTATTCCTCCTCAAGGAGGTCATGGCGCAGATGTCTATAAAGAGTTAGGTGCATATAACGTGCTTCTGTACTCAAGAATTGAAAATGATTCAGAAAATCCAGACTTTATCACTGGCAATCAAATTGCAAGAGTTGGTATTGTTGAAAGTCCATTAAGTTATGACTCTGATAGTAATTTAACCTTAGACAAAGCAAGTTCTGTATATGCACTTAAATTAACTGGTATTGGTTATAGTTCTGTTGTCTTCAATCCCGATACACAAGTTACTCAAACGATTGGAGTTGGATCAACTGCGTTCGGTAGAGTGATTTCATATGACCAAAATACAGGAGTTCTGAAGTATTGGCAAGATAGATATCATTGTGGTTTCAATACTAATGGAACTCAAAATACATCACCAACATATGGATTTACAATGCATAGGTTTACTGCAGATATTGGTGGTGGAGGTTCTTTGAATATTCTTGGCGGAAGTGCTACTCTTGCTATTCAAACTACATTTGGAAGTTCAAACAATCCGGGTATCAGTACCATAATAAATAGTAGGACATACTACTTGGGTCAACAATTTATTAAAGGTGTGTCTCAACCAGAAGTCGAAAAGTATTCTGGAAACATTATTTACGTTGACAACAGACCATCAATTACTCGGTCAACAAACCAAAAAGAAGATATCAAAGTTATTTTGCAATTCTAAGGAATTATGTCTCAAGAAACCAACCTCAACGTAGCTCCATACTTTGACGATTACAATGAACCAGTAATTGGGGGTAAAGATAATAACTATTATAAAGTTCTCTTTAAACCAGGATATCCTGTTCAGGCAAGAGAGTTAACAACCTTACAATCTATTCTACAAAATCAAGTAGAACAGTTTGGTAATCACTTCTTTAAAGAAGGTGCAAAAGTAATTCCTGGAAATTTAACTTATATCCAGAATTACTATGCTGTACAAGTTGAAAGTGACTTCTTAGGAATTCCTGTATCATTATATCTTGATAATCTGGTTGGTTTACAAATTAGAGGTGAAGTTTCGGGTGTTGTTGCTATTATAAGAAAAGTAATTACATCACAAGAATCGGAAAGAGGAAATATCACTCTTTATGTTGACTATTATCAATCAAACCAAAATAATTTTACTACAAGAGATTTTGAGGATGGCGAAAATCTAATCACAGATTCAAACATTGCTTTTGGAAGCACTTTTATTTCTGCTGGTGAAGGATTTGCAAGAACTATTGCTTCTGATGCAACAGCTGTTGGATCTGCATTTGCACTTGGCGAAGGTGTATATTTTATTAGAGGATATTTAGTTGATGTTGATAACGAAACTTTAATTCTAGACCAATATACAAATACACCAAGTTATAGAGTTGGATTTGATGTTATTGAGGAAGTAATATCTGCAGATGTTGATCCAAATCTAAATGATAATGCAAATGGATTTAATAATTATGCATCTCCAGGTGCAGATAGATTAAAAATAACCGCAAAACTTTCAAAAAAACCTCTTGATTCTTTTGATTATCCAAACTTTATTGAACTTGCAAATGTAAAAGATGGTGTTCTCAGAAAGATAAACAAGAATACTGATTATAATCTGTTAGCAGATGAATTTGCAAGAAGAACATTTGACGAATCTGGTAATTATTACATAAAATCATTCAGTACTTTTTGTAGAGAAAGTTTGAATGATGGTAAAGGTAATGGTGGAATTTATTTAGAAAATCAACAAACCTCATCTGGAGCAACACCATCAGAAGATTTGATGGTCTACAAAATTAGCCCAGGTAAAGCATACATTAGAGGTTATGAAGTAGAAACTATTTCACCAGTTTTACTTGATGCGCCAAAAACTAGAACCACTAACTTAATTGAAAATCAAGCAGTTAATTTTAGTTTTGGGTCTTCTCTTACTCTAAATCGTTCTTCAGGTGCTCCATCTATTGGCATAAACACATCATCAACTATTAGTTTAAGAGATACAAGAGTTGGTCTAAGTTCATATTCACCTGCAGGAAAAGAAATTGGTGTTGCAAGAGTTTATGACTTTGCTCTAGAATCTGGTTCATATGAATTAGAAAATCAAAATCTTAATAGATGGGATATTTCTCTATTTGATGTACAAACATATGGAGATTTAACACTCAATCAACCAATCACTCTGACTACACCAACTTATATTAGAGGTGACTCTAGTGGTGCCACAGCATTCCTAAAGAATTCAGTTTCTGTTGGAACTGCACTTACAGTATATCAAATCTCCGGAAACTTTATTAATGGCGAAAAATTAGTATTTGATAGTACAAATGATACTAGAGTCAGCATTGGATTTACCAACTATGGAATTGCTGATGTAAAATCACTGTATGCAAATGTAGGAGCATCAAAAACATTCTCTGCAGACACTCTACAGTCAGTTTCTACGCTAGTTGGTAATGGTAATGCATCAATTTCAGGATTTTCTGCTGGAGTTGCAACGGTAACTAGCCCAACAGTTGCTTTTCCTGGAATTGTAACTACTGGCAACTTAATCCAGTACACAAGACCAAATCTAACAGTAAAATCTTTTGCTAAAGTAGATCAAGTTTTAACAAACTCTTTGATAATTAGTGGAGTTACCACTGTAACTGGAGTTTGTGATGGTGGTATATCGGATACATCTATTGATATAAATGACCTATCTGTTTTATACACAAGAACTCAAACAACTCAAAATAATGAAAGGTTATTTGCACCTCTTCCAAAAGTAAATATTGAGTCAGTAGACCTTTCAAATTCTTCACTAATTATAAGAACTGAATTTGGTGTAACTATTACAGACAATTCAACAAACACAATAACTGCAGGAACAGACCAAGTATTCTTACCATTTGATGAAGAAAGATATGTTCTTTCTAGATCTGATGGAACTCTTGAGGTTCTTACTGAAGATAGATTCCAATTTACTAATGGATCTACTGAATTAGTCATAAATGGTCTCGGTTCAAATGACACTGGTGCAAAACTGATCGCAACATTAAGAAAAGAATCAGTAACATCAAAAACTAAGAGAAAAGCATTTGTAGATTCATTGATTGTAGACAAGTCAAAGTATGATTATTCTGGCACTGGATCAACTACAAAAAATGATGGACTAACATTTGGTTCATATCCTTTTGGTACAAGAGTTCAGGATGAAAAGATTTGTCTGAATGTTCCCGATGTAATTAAAATTCATGGGATATATGAATCAAACGACACATCAAATCCAGTTCTTCCTAACATAACAGTTGGATCTCTAGATGGACCTACTGCAAAAACTGATGATTTGATTTTAGGAGAAGAATTTATAGGAACTATTAGTGGAGCAAGAGGCGTTTATGCTGAACAATTAGATAGCAGCAAAATATCCTTTGTATATCTAAATCAAAATGTTTTTCAAGAAGGTGAGGTTGTTGAATTTTTAGAATCTGGTGTAAATGGAATTGCTTTTGGATTGAATCAGGGAAGCAGAAATATCATAGGAGATTTTGATTTCTACAATGGACAAACTTTAACACACTATGACTACAGTTATATTCAAAGAAAGCAAAACATAAAAGAACCTTCCAGAAAGTTAAAAATTGTTTATGCTAGAGGGTATTATGAAACTTCAGATACTGGAGATGTAACAACTGCAAGTTCTTATAATGGATTTGATTATGGTAAGGAAATTCAATCTGTAAAGGGATTTAGAAATACCGATGTTTTAGATGCTAGACCAAGAGTTAGTAACTTTACAGTTTCTTCTGGCTCAAGATCTCCTTTCGAGTTTGAAGGTAGATCATTTACTGGAGGCAATCATAGCACAAGTCATGTCTTAGCATCTGACGAATCTGAAACTCTATCATTCACATACTACCTACCTAGAATTGATAGAATTTATTTGACAGGAGAAGGTATATTCCAGTTAAAAGTCGGAGAACCTTCTGATAATCCAAAACTTCCAGAAGAAGTTTCAAATGGTTTAAATATTGCAAATATTGCATTGCCACCTTATCTCTATGATGTTAGAGATGCTGAGATAAGTTTTGTTGATCATAAGAGATATCAGATGAGTGATATCTTTAGGTTAGAAAATAGAATTAAGAATCTTGAGTATTACACCAGTTTATCTTTACTTGAAAATAATACAGCAAATCTGTTTATTTCAGATTCAGTAGGTCTTAATAGATTCAAATCTGGATTCTTGATTGATAATTTCTCGTCAGTCGGTGTTCAGGATAATACGGTAGGTGTAAAAAATAGTTTAGATCTACAGAATGGTCATCTAAGACCATCTCACTATACAACCACATTGAATCTTGAGTTAGGTTCTGATTCTATTGCTGGAATTGGATCAACTACAAATGCAAGTCAAGATAAGAACTATCTGAGTAATATACTTGGAACAAATATCAAGAGAACTGGTAGTGTTCTTAGTTTGGATTATGAAGATGTTCTTTGGGTAGAGCAATCATTTGCAACAAGAGTGGAGAATGTAACTCCATATCTCGTAAAAACTTGGGAGGGCTCTATTGAACTAGAACCAACTGTAGATGTTTGGATTGATGTAAATCGTCTCGAACTCAGAGATGTAAGAATGGAAGGTTCTTTCTTAGGTGTTGCAGAAGCACTTAGAGCAGAAGTTACTGACCAAGCAGATGGTTCTAGATTAGGTGTAAGTCCAATCATCTGGAATTCTTGGGAAACCAATAATATTAGACAAGATCTTGGACTTACTTTGAATGCAAGCATGTCTTCCTCTTCAAGCACAACTGATGTTGGTGGAGGAAGACAAGAAGTTTCTACTACAACAAGTATTGATATTGGCGGAAGTGTAAGTTTAACCACAAACTTAGATCAAAGAAGAACTGGTGTTCAACACACAGTAAGAGAACAAATTGATACAGAATCTCTTGGAGATAGAATTGTAAGTAGAAATATTATTCAATTCATGCGTTCCAGA